GTGCGGCGTGAGCGAAAGGGGGATTTTGCTTTGAAAAAATTTGGGGGGTGGTGGGGGTGTGGGATGTGGAGCGGATTTGTGCCAATTTTGGAGGTTGATTGATGTCGATACCAGCAGCGCCGAGCGGGTTGAGCGCGGAAGCGAAGAAGCTTTGGGTCAAGATTTTGCGGGAGATGGGAGGGTGGGAAGATTCGCAGTTGTGGATCATCCGGACGGGGCTGGAGCAGTGGGACATCATGCAGGCGGCGAAGGCGCGGGTGAAGAAGGACGGGCAAATGGTGGCGGACCGGTTTGGGCAATTGAAGATGCATCCGCTGCTGTCGGTGATCCGGGACAACGCGAACGGCGTCCGGCAGACCTACAAGCTGCTCGGGCTTGATTTCATGGAGGTTGATGATTGAATGAGCTGGCACTATTTGCAGGGGCCGGAGGCGGTATCCTCGGAGGCCATTTGCTGGGATGGCGAACGGTTTGCGCCGTCGAAATCAACGACTATGCTCGGCGGGTATTGCTTGCCAGACAGCGTGACGGGATGCTGCCCCACTTCCCGATCTGGGACGACGTTTGCACCTTCGACGGACGGCCCTGGCGCGGACGGGTTGACGTTATCACCGGGGGATGCCCCTGTCAGGACATCAGCGCCGCCGGAAAAGGCGCAGGCATCACCGGAGAGCGATCCGGGCTTTGGTCTCATATGGCCCGCATTATCGGCGAGGTTCGACCGCGCTACGTCCTCGTGGAGAATTCACCCCTGCTTGTTTCCCGAGGACTCGATACCGTGCTCGATAGCCTTGCCGCGATGGGGCGTGATGCGCGGTGGGGAATTGTCGGAGCTCACAACGTCGGCGCCCCTCATAAGCGGGATCGGATCTGGATCTGGAGTGAACTGGCCCACGATCAAGAGCACGGACGGGGAGCGCGGCGGTCGCGGGGATTTAATCCAAGCCGTACGCGGAAACCCAAACAGCCATTACAAGATGTGGCAAACGCCTGTTGCGGACGATGCTATCGATCGGGCGAAGGGGAAAATGAACAGCCGGGGCGAGCCGAAGCTGTCTGCACAGGTGAAAATGTGGGCGACACCATGCGCCCAAATGGCGAACGGAGAGCCGGAGGCATTTCTGGAGCGGAAGCGCCGGAGTGTGGCGCGGGGCAACTCCATGGGAATCAGCCTCACAGATCTGAACATGCAAGTGAAGGCGGCGGAGCGGGGCCTTTGGCCAACGCCAACTGTCAACGGGAATCACAATCGGAAGGGCATGTCGAAGAACAGCGGGGACGGGTTATCGACGGCGGTGAAATCGTTCCCGACGCCAACCAGCAGCATGGCGACCATGGCGGACATGGAGCAAGCGAGATTTGCTGGCAACAGCGACAAGCGCCCCTCCTATCAGGAAGCCAAGGCATTCCGAACACCGAATGCGAGCGATGCTCGGGGCTGGTCGCACCAGAGCCAGGCGGAACGGGAGGCGAAGGGGCAGCAGGTACGCCTTGGCCATCAACTGAAGGCTGGTGGGAGTCTGAACCCGACGTGGGTCGAGTGGCTCATGGGGTGGCCTCTCGGGTGGACCGACTTAAATGTATTGGAAATGGACAAGTTTCTCTCGTGGCGGCGGTCGCAACTTTGTGCCTTGCAGAAAATGACAGGAGCTTGACCTGATGCCACGGATTCGGCGAAATCCTCGGCGGGGGCGTCGGGCTGTTGGTGGGTTGACCTTGTATCAACGGGCTTACTTGCTGACGGGGCAGTGCTATGACTTCCTGATTGGGGAGCGGGACGTTAAGGGGAAGCCGTTTGATTCGTTCCGGGCTGCGCGGGAGGCTTGGGGGGCGAATCGTGCTGAGTTAATGGAGGAAACCAAGGACGCGGAGGCGCCTTGGGCGTGGTTTGAGTTCGAAGCGGAGGCGGAATACCAGTCAAAACGGTACCCGGAGGGGAAGAAAAGGGCCTATTTCGAGGGGTTTTCGGAGCATATTTGGTGGACCGAGTACGCGCGTCCGGCGTCCGAGCACCCTGATTTCGAGTCGATCCGGGCTTCTGTGGCCTTCGATTCGAGCTGGATTCGGACCTGGACCGACGTGGAAGCGGTCAAAAAGGGCTGCTATTTCGACGTAAACAAGGCGCTTCACGCGGTTGGTTTCTTCCGATTGCTGCGGCACCGGGTCGGGAAGTGGGCTGGCCGCATTTTTGACCTGTTGCCCTGGCAAAAGTACGACGTGGTCATGCCCTTGTTCGGGTGGATGGGCCCCGATGGGTATCGTCGGTTTGATAAGGGGCATATCGAGATCCCGAAGAAGAACGGCAAGAGCATGCTGTGCTCCGGGATCAGTTTGTACCTGACCGTGGCCGATGGAGAGCCCTCTGCCGAGGTGTACAACGCGGCTGGCGAGCGCGAGCAGGCCCGGATAGTATTCGCGGCCGCCCAGAAAATGGCCAAGGCGAGTCCTTACCTGGTGTCCGTGATTCGCTGGACCGATTCGAAGATGCGCGGGGACCACGACGCGAGCGGGAGCCAGTACCGGCTGTTGTCGGCCGACTCCAAGAACAAAGACGGGTACAACATTTCCGGTTGCGTGATTGACGAACTGCACATGCAGAAAGACAGGACGTTGTGGGACGTGCTGGTCTACGGCGGCGATGCCCGTACCCAGTGTCTTTTCGTGGCCATCACTACGGCGGGCGAGTACGACCCCAACAGTATCGGCTGGGAGCAGCACGAATACGCCCGGAGGAATCTGGCCGGGGACGGCGGGATTGGGCGGGATATCAGCTTCTTCGCGTACATCCGGTGCTTGCCCGTCGAGTTGAAAGACCGTTGGCAAGAGCCCGAGCTGTGGTACCGGGCCAATCCGAGCCTGGGCATCACCCTCGACTTCGAGAAGTTCAAGAAGAAGGTCGAAGAGGCGGTCAACCAGACCAGCAAGCTCAACAGCTTTCTTCGGTACCGCATGAACATGTGGACCCAGAACAAGGTGGCCGCGTTCAGCATTCAGATCTGGAATCGCGGGGCGGTGCCGGGTGAAGGGCTGGAACGGTTGCGGTTTCTCGAGGAAATGGCGCGGGGTCGCGAGTGCTTTGGGGGGCTCGACTTGGCGGCGGTGAACGATTTGAGTGCGGCGAGCTTGTGGTTTCCGCCGGCGGATTATGCGCCACCCGAGGAAGCCTTGGGGCAGTTGACAGTTGACAGTGGACAGTTGACAGATGAAGAGGGTTCACGCAAAGGCGCTAAGGCGCAAAGAAGAGAAGAGGAAGAAGAGGCGGTGCCTGTGAAGCGGGGTCCTTTGACGGAGGCGGATGTGGAGAAGATGCATATTTGGTTGCCTTATCTTTGGCTGCCCGAGGAAAACGTGTTGGAGCTGCAGCACGAGCACAACGCGCCGTATGCGCAATGGCGTGACGAGGGTTGGTTGCGGCTGACACCCGGGAACGTGGCCGACTACAACCGGATTCGCCAGGACATTAAGGCGCTCGATGACGAGTGGTCCCCGGTGCGTTGGAACTACGACAAGTGGGGCGCGATCCAGTTGACCACGCAACTCCGGGACACGGACGGGATCAACATGGTGGAGTTTGGCCAGGGCTTCGGCTGGATGACCGGACCCACGAGCGAGCTTGACCGACTCATGCGCATGGGCCTGATCGCACATCCGGGGAATCCGGCGCTTGATTGGATGATCGGCAACTGCCAGATGGTCGAGGACCACGAGGGGCGTCGGAAATTGATCAAGAGCGATAGCAAGCGGAAGTACAAGATCGATTGTCCGATCTCGGGGGTAGAGGCGCTGGACGGGGCTATTCGGTGTGCGGGGATGGGCGGGGTGTTGACGGGGGATAGTGTGTACGTCGGGTAGCCGCTTCGCGGAATTGGGAATAGTGAATGGTGAATAGTGAATTAAGAGTTTGACCACAGAGAGCACAGAGGCACGAAGAAGGAAGGTTGAAGGTTGAAGGTTGAAGGCTGAAGGATGAAATGGGATTGGCACGCAAAGGCGCTGAGGCGCAAAGGAGAAGAAAGAAATGAGTAAGGTGACTTTTCGAATGGCCCGCGGGTTGATGGGGCTGGTTGTTTTGGGGCTGGCGTTGGGTGGTGCTGCTGCGGGGCCGGATATTCCTCGGTATAAGATTGTGGCGTACGAGCCGAAGCCGGGGGATACGATCAGCGCGCATGCTGACCCGGCAGGGGATTATTGTATGTGGCCGAATGTGGCGGCGGCGTGGGCTGCTGCTGGCTATACGGGGGGGGTTGTGTGGACGCCGGGCACGACGGAGCCGCCGGTGGGTCAGCGGTTGCTTGGTCAGTACCGGCCTGGGGATTGGTATAAGACGTATGAGTATGAGGGGGGGGGATCGTGGATCGCGATTGACCCGAGCGGGTACCGGCGTCCGAATCAGCTTCCGCCGTTATTTTGGATGCCGGTCTATGAGCCGGGTACGGAGCCGCCTGCGCCACTCACTGTGCAGTCCATCGAGCCCGCGAACGTTGGGCCGACGAACGCAGACAGCCTTACATTCGCGGTGACATTCTCGGATGACGTGACGGGCTTCGATGCGGGCGACGTGGTGATCGTGCCTACCGGGCCGACGTGGTCCGAGGTGCAGGTCACTGGCGGTCCGCGTGTCTATGATGTAACGGTGCTCGGAATCGCCGGCGACGGCGTGTTTCGGTTGACTGTGGACACGGCTGGTGGAATCACCAGCGCATCTGGCCCGCTAACGCCAAGTCCGCTGACCGTGACGGCGCAGATGGGCGATGAGCCAACGACGGGCGTGCATATCGACGCTATCGCAGGCCAGCAACTCATAGACATCTTGAAGCGTAGTTTCACGACGTTCCAGATTATGGACTTTATGGACCGGTCGCCGTATGACGAGCCGGATACGGGGGCGCCTGAGCCGAAGGCGGGGCCATGATGGCGGATCTCTGGGCTCGGTTTTGGTCTGATTTGTTGTTTTGGAATCGGCGGAATGGCGGGAAGCGGCGTGTG